ATAATTTCGCCGACTTCTTTTCCCCACCTGTCTTACCGTAAACGACCAAGACCTGATTAGGCTTACATCTACGATACCTTGATAAGACTCCGATGATTGTCAAAATAATCACTACAGCTAAGATAGCTGACACGTACATGATTGTTGTCATAACTTTTAAAATTCAATTGTTGATAAAAAAATTAGATACTTAATTCTCCTTCTTCATATTTTATATTCGCCTTGTCGCCGTTTTTGTAGGTTTTTCCAGACAAGCATCTTACTTTCATTTGCTCTTGTCTTCCATTTTTCGAAATATTTACCATATAATGATTCTTCCCTGATCTAAATACTATCTCCACTTCTCTTCCGTTTAAATCTTCCGGACATTCGTACACCATTTCTTGCTTTAACTTAAGAAATAACTTATATACGTAAAACAAAACGATAAAGAAAAACGACCCTATCACAACCCCTACTAAATGGGAACCCGAAAAGTAGGTAGTCCAGCTATATCCAAGAATAAAATGTGTTATGCCCTTGAATGATATGATGTCCGACAAAGACATGCTTAAATCAGAAGCACTGTCAATGTCAATATCCGTATCCAGATCAGATCCTAATATCGACAACAAAAACTGTATAACAAAAGCAAATGATGCTATTAAAGCCATGCATAAAATTATATCACTTCCCATACCCTTCTGTTATTATTTTGTAAACAAGATCAGTCATATCTTTGATGGTCTCCATATCATAATCAATAATAACAATATTGAATTTTTGTTCCACCATCACATCAAGCTCAATTCGATCAACAGAATCTAATCCAAGTTCTTTAAACGTCACATCTTCTTCATGAACTATATCTATTTCCGAATTAAGAAACTGAGTAATAATTATATCCTCTATTATCTTTCTGATTCTTACTTTTTCCATTGCTTTCTAATTTTGTTAAATAAATACGTTTTTATGTTTTTCAATCGCTCTTTGTCTGTTTCAGAACTTCCGGTAAACAAATAATCCGGATTGCCTTTAGCCGGCGGCGTAGGCAATTTAGATACGGCAAACAACCAATCCATTTCCTTATTCTTCTTAGACTCCAAATAAGGCTCGGTAGCGATCTTAAATTTTTCAGCTATTAAGTCAAAGAGCTTTGAATTTTTAAGGTTCATATGAACTGAAAAAGCCTGAGAAGGCGGTTTCCATATGAAGTTACATAAGCTCATTGTATAATCTCCTGACTCTGCTATATAAGATTCCGTTACCTGAAGTATGACCTCTTTCTTAAATGAGGTGTTACCCATAAACCAACACAATCTGGATTCCGCTTCTTTTCTGCTGACACCTATGTCTTTTGAATACGATTCGTACATTCCTATCATAATCTTCAACGTCTCCAGAACCTCGTCTGTCATCTCCGGTGTCTCTATATAATTCACAAAAGACGTTCCTTTGTTGGTCAATCTCATCACGCCTGATTTTAATTTCTCAACCAGGCCAAGCTCTATATACCTCCCAGCATCTTCCTCCGGCATGGCTTCGATCATAACCGAATCCCTCTGTCTTATGGCAAGAAGATTAGCAAGATCATTAGGAGTCATGTCTGATGCTGCAAGTTGTCTGAAATTGATGTACATACCTAATCAGCTTTAATGAAAATAACATTCTTGTTGTCTTGTCTATCAATATGTTCACATGGACCAATAATCATGTCTATACATGAACAATAATTGTATTTTTCAAATATACACCTATCGCATGTATCACCTTCCACACATTTTAATCTTCCAAGTCCGGCAGCAAATACTTCTCCTACTTTAAATCCCTTCTTTCCCATATTCCCTCCTTGTTTTTAACTGTTGTACCCTTCTTTAATAATCGAATTTCTACCGGTAGATACCGACTGTCGAAGATCGTCATGTACAGAATCTACCGTAGAATACTTGTTTCTGGTTGTAAAAATCACTTCCAGCATCTCCTTGTAATCACCTAAAGCTACTTCGTATCTCGGATCTACTTTGGCTTTTCTTTCAGCCTCGGCATTACTTTTAGCCAGTTCTCGATCAAGAAGATCTTCTTTGATTCGGTCAGCAATCATATCAAGTTCTTTTTTAATAACTTCTCCTGCTGCCCGAAGTTGACCTTCTACGTCACCAAGCTGGTCTTGGACGGTTCCTATTTCTTTCTTTAGGCGATCGTATTCGTTAATCATACCCATATCACCTGCATAGCCGGAAAAGTCCTTGATTATTCTGGTTCCTTCTTTAAGGAGCTCAATAACTCGTCTTTTACGTTCTCTGCTTATTAAAGACGGAAGACGATAATTCATATCCGCCACCGCCTTATCATGTATGGAGTTGATTAAAAACATCTCTCTTTCATCTCCTGCAAACTCAGTAAGAACCAAAAGGAACTTACTTATCAGGTATTCGTTTTCTTCTACTGTTAGTCTCATGGTTCTTATTTTTTTTTAATACAATGACTGTTCTTCTTTTGTCTCTTGTTCTTGTTCCTGATTGTCCGTAACGTCTTCCACAGTATAGAGCTTGGGAGGCGTCGGCGGCTGGTTGGGGTTCACGAACTTCGTCCCGCCCTCCCCGTACATCCATCCATATCCCGGCAGGATCTCCGGGTGGATTGTATTAGTAAGCTCTTCCATACTAACTTGCCTTACCTTCAGTATATGATGAAACACAAGTCCGGCTGTCCTGAATGATGTTTTGTTTTCAGTTTTAAACCTATCAAGAGTCTGATACCAATCTTTCCCAAATATCATATACTTATCCAGCCCGTACCTACGAGGATTGTGCAAACCTATCATTAACGTACATAACTGACCCAGCGTATCAGATTGGTAAAAATCAGAAAGACGCGGAGGCTGCTCTTGTGGGCTTTTTATCCTTCCTTCTATCTCTCTGTTGAATTGGGATATGATGAGGAAAAATATGTTTTTATATACTAATTTAGCTTCGTTCATAACCGCCACCAAATCATCTATAGCCGACTTAGGATCTAACCCCATTCTTTTTATCAAAGCAATATGATCGACTTTAAATATTATAAGACGTTTGTCTTTGTGTTTGGTAGCTATATGATACACAGCCGCCTCAAACTCTTTTACCGTACACGGAGCATCGATGTATATTATATTATTCCTGATTTCACCTTGAAGGATTTCAAACATCCTCATCTCTTCTACTGTATTAGAATCTTGCCTTCTTAATATTTCAGGAGCTCGCTTTTTCATATCTTGGCTCATTCTACGAAGAAGAAGATCTTGAGGATTCATTTCGAACTCGCAATTAACAAGAAAATAATCTTCTGCTTGCGGGTTGATCATCGGATTCATCACATTTTCCAATATCTTTTGGCCCACATACGATTTACCTACAGATGGCCGGGCTCCTATGGCAATAGCGTGCTGAGGAAAAATACCTCCAAGTAAAGCTTCGTCAATATAATCGTATCCGGTTTTAGCGGGGATAAGCTCTCCCCGCCTGTATTTCAATATATTCTCATACGCCTCTTCCATAACCTGTTTAGAGGTCTTGAATATCCTTCTTATATCTATCCTATTTGCTATCCCCTCTTGCATTTTTGTCACCTTTCGTATCCGATTTGGATCCCCTATTAGCTTTTACTGATTTATACCTAAGACCGTTCTTGGTATGAGAACAATCCTTGCCTTTCCTCCAGCCCTTTCCCTTCTTCTTGTCCGTTTCGTAGTTTTTACGACCAAGCTCTCGGCGTTTGGCTTTCTGTTCCGGTCTTGCATTTATCTCCTTGTCTTTTTTAGCCTTTTTCTTCCCGGCTTCGGGATGAGTCCTGTAGTACTCTGTCGATCTACCCATGTGCTTATATTTTTTTTTGATTAATAATAGCACAAAGATAGGCAATTCGCGCCCTATTTCAACCTGCCGTAGCTCATATCAGAATCACACCATACATACCCGTCTTTCTCATCATGAAGATACTCAGGACATCCTCTACATGCACTACTTCCTGACACTATTTGATTGTTCTTATTAGGGCACTTATCTCCAGGCTTATGCCATTCTATTCTCGAACCTGATCGTTCTTTGTTTGCATGACAGAACTGAAAGACTTTTCCCATCGTCTTCTCGCCAAACATACCTATATGTGTGTACTCTTCCGGTATAGATAGAAATTCAGATAAATTTTTATACATCCTTTTCCGTTCCTCCGGCGTAGACCATAGCCTATCAAGTTCGGCATGGACTCTTATCTTAAGAGACCTCAGTGATGGCCCCGCAAGCCGGCCTTTAGCTTTTCCCTTATTCGGCCCTGATTCATGAACACCGACATAAGCATTGCATGGTTTGCACATCATAACCATACCTAAGTCTTTTCTGCTATATATTTTATCGGCATTGACCAGCTCGGTTTCCCTTCCGCAATAAGGACAAATTTCGCCTCTTAAAACCCGTTGTTGGCGCTCATTAAGTCCCATACCCTATTCTTTTGTTTTTCTTTAAACTTTTCATACAAACTGCTTTCAGTTTCCATTTCCGAAACCTCTACCTCTACGTCCTCTCTTTTGAAAATTACTTTCTTGGCTGTCGGATACGCGCATTTAGAGATACGAATAGCATTACGAATAGCGTAAACAAAATACGTTTCTGGTGACGATTCGATCACCACTACCTCATTTAAAGTGTTTTTGTAATTTTCCATATTATCTACTTGCTTCAATTATATAACCCGGATGATCTTCGCACGCCTCTTTATATTTGATAAGAAACTTAAGAAATGAATCATAAGACCCCCATCCATTTTCCGGCTCGTATTTCAAAAGACTTTTTCTCTTGGAGATCATAATACATATACCTTTTGTAAGTACATTCTTCATCTCATCGGTATATATTTCTCTATACAATTCTTCTGGTCTCCAAACATAATCGTACAGCGTTTCTTTATTTTCTGATACGAATATTCTTTGTGCCATCTTGTTCATGTTGTGGGTGATGTTTGCAACCCATTCACGATCCTCTTCTTTCTTCTTACTTTTAATATAAACGTCCAGGCTCATACTGTTTTTCTTTTACCTTGTTATTGATTATCAAATCTGCCACATCATCTCCGTCTCCTACATCTTCAACATTTTGAAGATAGTCCGATACTTTTATCCTTGACTTCATCATCATCCCATCTATCTTTTTACTCCATGTCTCAAATGCTTGTCCTTTGTCCGGAAAAGCTACAGTCTTTCTATCTTTTAAAACATCTATCACTTCCGGTCTTAGATTCTGCAACCCACCGGTAGCTACAAATAACTCATCCGGTTTATTCACAGCGCATATAATAGCCGTCTTTTCTGATTCCACCAAATTAACCACCTTATCCGGATACTGGCTTAGAAGATGCTCTCCGAACAGGCATTGTCTAAACAAGAAGTCTCTTGCATGCAACGAGTGATAAAACATAACATGAGGCCGCTCATTGTCACCGTCTTTTTCCTTCACTCTTTTTACATCAATCTCATTCCCCCGGCTGTCGGTCTTTATATAAAAGTCCATGATCTTTCCGGTTCTACATACAAAATCTTTGTCTATCTGCCAGAATACACAACATCCTTTCCATCCCCATAAGTCCATTGTTCCGACATGATACCTTCTGAACACATCAGATACCCTTTCTTTTCCCCATAGAGACGATAAAAATCTAAATACGGTGTTTCTGTCGTCTGGAACCACAGTCCTCTCAAACTCGCTAAAAGGTATGTAATTTACAACGTCAGGATTTACAGGAGGGCGATAAGCTCTTATACACTTATTTCCGGAAATCCAAAGATCTTTGTCGCCTACATCCTTACCAGTAGGTCGTTTATCGTAACCGCAAGTCCGTTCATGATCGCATCTTCCGAACTCGTTTCCAACAACCTGACCTGTTGCCACATCAATATAAGGGGTGAGGCACCGGCTTTTTCCGCAAGCCGGGCAGGTCAGCTTCAGTCGGCTCCTACCGGGTCTGCGGTCAAGTTGAAACCGGGGTACGTTTTCGTATCTTCTGAAATCAAGCATTTTTAACTCCTCTCATTGCTCCTATGATTCTATCTGCTATAGTTATAGACCATGACACCACATCCGGTACATATACTCCGCAATCTATTTCTCCTTTTCTATCTTGCATTTTAATGAACTCAATAGAATAAGCCTTAACAAGATCGAATCTACGTTGTTCCCAGTCTACGTCTTTGTTTTCATCATCCACAGGAAGGGTATCGAGATAATAATTTAAACTCTCATTTATCACACTTCCGTTACTGTCATAGAATTGTATTTTGTC